AATATTGAAAAGTTACTCACTGCTAGGATGCAACTACAACTTCCAGTTATGACTGATAAATCGTTTGGTTTACCTCACGTTGATGGTGTACGACCATTTCCATATAAGGTTGCTGTTTATTATGTAAACGACTCTGATGGTGGAACAGTAATATTTAAAGAAACTACTGATGATATCCCAGCAGATAAAATGGATTCTGAGTTTACCATTGAAAAAACTATTGAACCAAAGAAAGGTAGACTTATTGTGTTTGATGGTAATGTTTATCATTCCGCTGGCAAACCTAAGAATGATGTTAGATGTATAATCAACTATAATTTCGTATGATAACTGATTTAAAAGTTTTAGATAATTTCTATAATGACCCACAAGCCATCACGGAACTATTGAATGGTGAGTTTCCAATTTTCGGTTGCGGGACTGGTAATCGTAGCATAGGTTTGCAGGAAATTGCTCCACATATCTATGATGGTTTCTGTGATGCTATCTATCAGATACATGGAATTAATCCAGATGATGTTTGGATGACTACGTTCTTCATGGAACATACATATAATCCAATTGAGGTATTCAACCATGGCTGGATGCATATTGATGGTAAAAATCCAGACGCATGTAGGATGCTGGTTGAAGAGTATAAATTACTAGTATGTGGACAGATTTTTATGACACCAAATCCTGATCCAGAAACTGGAGTTAAAATTGGTACACTAAAGAAAGATAGAAATTGGACAAGACAAGAGTTGATTGATAAAACAATCAATGATTATACTTTACCAAGAGAACAATATGAAGCAGGGAAGATAACCCTACAAGAATATGAAATCCTACATAAAGAGTATCATTACAATTTTGATGTAACGTGTGAGGTTAAGAACGTATACAATAGAATGGTTTCATGGCGTGGTGGCTCTTTACATGGAGCAAAGATAACAGAGAAAATGCAAAAAAGATTAAATCAATACTTTTTTGTTTCATTGAAGTAAGGAATGGATATGCAAATAGAAGATAGAGACGGCACTGATATCCAAGATATGAAGATGTCAGCTGATGGAAGCATTACAGTTCTAAAGAAACCAGAACAAGGTGGAGAAATTTGTGAGATGTTATGGCCAACACCAGTCATAATGGCAAAACCATTCAGTGAAGAATTTATTAATAAACTAAGAGAGGATGTTCAATATCTTTTGAAACCTGGAGCAGCAGGAACAAAAAATCAAACTGACTTGTGGAGTCTGCCTGATCTTCCAGAAACAATGATTAAAGTCAAAGAGAAGAAACTTGAGTTGATGGAAAAGTATTATCGTCCATTGGTCGAAATGCCACTCCCTGTTTTCTCTGCTTCAAAAGGATACTTCAGATATAATGTAAGAGATGGAGTTTATCGAATCACGCCACATAAACACGGCAATACAATTGGCGTCGGAATGATTTACATTACTTGTGATGACCGCAATCCAGGTAATCTAGTGATGATGGACCCACGTGGTGGTGTTAATTGGACAAACCAATTTACTGCATTTAAAAAAGTTCGTGTTGAGGAAGGCTTGATGTTAATTCATCCAGGATACCTTGTCCATTTCGTTGAACCAAGCGATCCAGATATGGGGATGCACTATGGTAATAGACTAGCCATTGTTACCAGCCTACATAGAACTCAAGAAGGTTTCTTAGAAGTGCTAAAACAACACGATGAATACCTTGGAAGAATCGGTTCTGGAGATGGTGAGGCGTAATGCAAATTATTGATAACTTCTTACCTGAAGAAGATTTTAATATATTAAGTGAAAAAATTATGGGGAAATATTTCCCATGGTTCTATGTTGAGGAAATATCAGGAAAACCACCAGAAGCTGAAGGTATACATTGTAAAGATGTTGATGGATTTTACCATAATGTATATAACAAATATAATGATTTTATTTCACCATCAATTGAGATCTTTGATGCTTTGTTTGTTGCTCTAGAGAAATTAGGGTACACCAGCGAATCTCTTTGCATGCTTAGGTTAGGTATGCTTATACCAACTGAAGGTATTTGTGAAGATGATTATATGATACCTCATATTGATATTGAAGATCGAAACCATGACACTGCTCTGTTTTATATTAATGATGCTGATGGTGATACTGTGTTTTTTAATAAAATGCGTGGTGATAACTTAGAAACAGATTTGAGAATCACTGATCGAGTAAAGCCAGTAAGAAACAGATTAGTAATTTTTGATGGGTTTAAATATCATGCAGCTTCCTGTCCAATAGAAACGAAACGAAGAGTTGTTTTAAATTTGAATTTACTACCAAGGAAATAATATGACTGAAGAAATTAAACCGATGACATTCGCTGATAAATGGCACGCTGAGAAACTTCTCAAACGAGCAAAGAAAAAAGCAAAGAAATCTTTGCAAGCGAAAGGTATGAGCAAAAGAGAAGCAACCAAATTAGTAAAGGGTGCTGTTAATAATATTGCTAACAAACCAATGAAGCGTGCTGCAGGTAGAGGTGGTTAATGCTAAAATTAGCATCTTTTAAAAGTTTCTCTCGAATGGTTCCACCATTCGATCTACCATTAGAGATAGACTCTATTGGAGAATTATTAAGACAAAAATTAGAATCTATAATAGATTCTGAAGAAGAGAAAATAAAAGAAACTTATGCACCATTCAAAAATAAGTACGATGATAATCGAAACCCTGATGAAGTTAATGGTTTAGAAGATTGGGTTACTAATAGAGCATTTGAGTATAATCTTCTAAAATTTGGCGACAAGTATCCTGAAGTGACTGAATTAAAAACAAAGATTTATCAACAATACATAAACTATATTGATGCATTAGGTATACCAAATGATACAATTCCTTATGTTCAAGTTTGGTTTAATGTTCTTAGAAAAGATTCGCGATTCTTTAGTAGACACCATCACGCACATCCAGCAAGGATTGGTGATACTGTTGATGCTTATATCTCAGGTAATATTTCTATAAGAGCAGAAAACACAAAAACTTACTACTACAGCCCATACATTGATAACCAATCAGTTGGTATAACTAACATTCCTGGAGAATCAGTTTTGTTTCCTTCATGGGCATATCATTCCACTGATCAAAATAAAGCCGAGTTACCACGTTTATCAATTGCGTTTGACATTATTACTGAAGAGATGTATAATAAAGGTAAAATGGACAACAAACAAAACTATATTAGATTAGATACATGAAAATCCTTGACCCATGGGCTCCAATTATCCTTCAGGATAACTTTACTGACATTGATTTTAATGCCATCATTAATAGATTCAAATCAATAAAAAAAGATATACCAATAAATGCTCCAGTTGAAAAAGAAGGTGGTTTGAGTTCAGTTGTTTATAATAGAATAACAAAAGACTATCCACATACCTGGAAAGAACTGAGTGTATTTGGAGAATGGCTTGATAGTGGCATTTTAGATTCAGCTCTAGAGAAATGGTTAATTTCTGGAATACCGTATGCACCAACTGATAGTTGGATAAATGAACACCCCAAAGGAGCATGGACTTCCGAGCATAATCATAGAGGAGCAAGTTTCTCTCTTGCTTATTATTTACATGTTCCAGAAAACAGTGGAACAATTATGTTTAGAGATCCAATGGAATATCACTGGGGAAGTTCCCATGGTGCTCAAAGCAGAGGTATAGATGAAATGTGGTATCCTGTTGGTCCAGTTAAAACAGGTGATCTTGTTTTATTTCCTGGATGGCTATATCATAAGACTGAAGAAAATAAAAGTGATGAATCAAGATTTGTTTTAAGTATGAATTTTGCAAGTATAAGGAGTTTGCCAAATGAAACTAATCAAGTATAGAGACATAGGTATGCAAACCTACACATATTTTTGGAAGAACGAAAACGACCAAATTGCAAGTCCTTTTTTTGATAGTGAGAGTGCGGCACTAGATTGGACAAACGAGAAACCCGATCCAAAAGAACGAGACGATGCCCGAGCCGAGGATGAGGAATTCGAGAGAATTGGTAAACTAAAGTAAACAACAGCCTATCCCCTGTTAACACATTGCCCTACTGATTGTAGGGTTTTTCACACTCGTAAGTCATTGATTTAGAAGGCTTTTTTCACAGTCAAATTTCGCTTTACTTTAACCTACACCTGATGTATAATTACTGCATGAAAGTTGAAAAGGATCTGAACTCGGTAAAGCCCTCAAAAGTTGAGGGGAATGCAAAAAATGCCTTTACTTTAATTCAGATTTGCAGTAAACTATATGTATAAATTGATTGAAAGTGAAACTATGAAAACTCTTATCTCCTTTGACTCTGCTTCTGGTAAATTCGTCGGTACTGTTGATGGTAAAGTCGTGGTTAAATCTAAGTACGAATCTGCTGTTAAATCTCGCCTTGCTGAAATGTCTGGTACTATCGTTGAAGCGCAAAAAGCATTCGAAGAAAAGTCTGAGAAGTTCGATATCAACACTCGTTTCGGTTTCGTTGAGAAATTGGTTAACATGGTTGCCTCTGGTGTTCAACCCTCTGCTGTGATCACTGGTGAAGGTGGTCTAGGTAAGACTTATACCGTTACTAAGACTTTGGAAGCCAATGGCTACAAAGATATTTCTGACCTCGCTGACTTCCAAGTCGGTGCTGTTATCAATACTCGCAAATGTTTTACTTTCGTCAAAGGTTACTCTACTGCCAAAGGTTTGTATCGTACCCTGTTCGAAAACAATAAGTCAATTATCGTGTTCGATGACTGCGACGCAGTGTTGAAAGATCCAGTTGCTTTGAACATCCTCAAAGGTGCTCTTGATTCATACGGTAAGCGTATCATCTCTTGGAATGCCGATATGCGCGACGACGACTTGCCAAAATCTTTCAACTTCGAAGGTCGTGTTATCTTTATTTCTAACATGAACCAAGACAAAATCGACCAAGCGATCCGCTCACGCTCGATGATGATCGACTTGTCTATGACTACCAACCAAAAGATTGACCGCATGGAACACATCTCCAAGTTGGATGAGTTCTTGCCTGAGTATGATGCTTCTGTGAAAGCCGATGCGCTTGCTCTGATTCGTGCTATCAAAGACGACGTGAAAGAAATTTCTCTGCGTACTTTGATCGCTGTTGCCAAGGTTCGTGCTTCCAACAAAGATTGGAAAGACCTCGCTACTTACATGTTGACTGCTTAATCTTGAAAGGATATATTATGAATGCAATTATTACAGACGGGAAAACAATAGAGTACAAAGGCGAAATCTTTGATCGCTCACATGGCTCTCCTTTTGATCGTGGTTCAGCCGACTCTTACTATGGTCGTCCGCAAGATCCACATTGGTATCCTGAGGGTACATATGAATGCGATCGTGTGGAAGCCAGCGATATGCATGGGATTCAACTGCGTGCGTATTTCATGGGTTATGAGTTCAATGAACGATTTGGTGATAAGAAGGAATATTGATATGAAGAAAACATTGAAACGAGACTTTTGGGAAATCCGTGAGATACTGCGTAAAGCAACTGAGAAAAGCAAAAACGAATACAAGAGTTACGCTTACATTGCTGGTTACTATGAAGTGCTGTTGGCTGAACTAATCGATGAACAAACATATGGTCACCAACGATCCACTCTTGAAGACATTCAACGAAATTTCGGAATATAAAATGACAGTAGAATTTGTTTATGTATTGGTCGGCACAAACGACGATGGCACTGAGGTGCTGGGAGTTTATACTACGTATGAAGCAGCCGAGAAAGAAAAGTTTGCCATCATACGTGACTACTACGATATCCCTGAGGATGAAGTAGATGACTGCGACCTTGATGAAGAGATTGAATCAATGGGTCATGAGATGAATATTTACACAAGGAAATTGCTATGAATTTAGAACAGTATCAATCCGCAGGTTTACCCCTATACAAAGGTATCCCGATCGACAGACTGAAAGAAGTTCAGGCGCATTTCCGTAAGAACATTACAGGGATTCGATATATATTTCGTGGTCCTCGTTTTGATAGCATGCGTTGCTCCACTCGTAAGCGTGACGCTCATTCGTTTGACATTTATAGGAAATAATGATACATAATCTGCGATTTGATACCGCATCGGATCTTCTCCCTCCCTTTGAGTTGCCGATCTATCAATGCCATCTCAATCCAATAACCACCATCATGATGGAGAAAGTTATTCGTGACCTTGAGCCAGTGATTCTTGCAATTGATGCTCCCGATAATCTCAGAGCAAACAATTGGATGACTGCTCGCCTTGGTTACTATAACCTATTGGATTATGACTTTGATCAGATCCGTAGACTTGAGACGTTCATTCTCGAGTCATACAAAGGATTCGTGAAAGAACTACAAATTCCTGAGCGCAAGATCTATGCCCATGCGTGGGTTAATATTGTTCGAAGGGGAGAAAAGATCACAATGCATAATCATGCTGATGCGCATGCCAAGGTTCCAGATATCCACTCGTATATGTCTGGTAACCTATGCATTACTGCGGAGAATACAGGCACTGGGTTTAAGTCTCCGTACAATAGCCAATCGCATATCATTCGCAATGTTCCTGGAGAATGCTTTCTATTCCCCTCGTTCATTAATCACTATACCACTGAGAACCAGTCGGACAACCCAAGGTATACCATTGCCTTTGATATCATCACCGAAGAAGTCTATAATCAATCCACCAATCAACAACTATTCAAATCATTATGAAAACACTCCAAGAACAACAAACTGAAGCGATCCTGCATATGGCAGAAGCAATGAAGGAATTGGATATCCAACTCAATCTAGCCAATCATCAGCTGGCAATGGCTCAACAACGAATCGCTGATCTTGAAGCCCAACTCTACGGAGGTAGCACCAAATGAAGGTAAAGAAACTAATCCGCAAGATGTATAAGGCGATTATCCGATCTGAGAAGAAAACCGAAAAGAAACTATACCTCAAGATCTTAAAGAAATCCCTCAAGCATAAACATACGGAAGCAGTACAATGAAGCAACAAATCACTATCCATCGCGATGATCTAGAAGCCATCATACGATTAATTGATGAACTAAACGCACCTGATGATATGAAAATCGGTTCAGGTTATGCTACGATCTATTGTGATACCTCCTCGGGAATTGGTTCACTAATCGATGCTGAGGTAGTTACCGAAGTCAATGGTATCTACGGTATGTTTAAACAACGCATCGTGGACGAAAGTTCATGGTAAGAAAACCCTATCGCGATCCATATATCAGTAATCTACTTGCTGGGGATGAGATCATCGCTGACGACAAAGATTATAAGATAGCATCGCTGGAAGAAGCTGAAGAATTCGCCAAGAAACGATGCTGGTGTCATAACTGCAGACCAATAGATTATACCGATCCTGGATCCGTGTATATGCGACTATGTCCTACCTGCGGAAACAAGCGATGTCCAAAAGCCACTAATCATCTAAACGAATGCACCAATAGTAATGAACCAAACCAAGTAGGAAGTATCTACTAATGAGTGAATGTTATTATTCAGTGGGTAAAACCGAAGACAACCAAATCGTACTAAGGATTGGTACGGATATGGTATCAACTCTAACAATGACCGAATACGCTACAGTACAGTTAATCCGTTTACTGGGAGCAACGCTGGAAGAATATGAGGTAAAAGTAACAACAAATGAGTAAAACCTACGTAGTGGCAGGAACATATCATGAAGCGCAAACGTGGATCGCTAAGAACTATCAAGAAAGAGTGGCAATCGGTGATAAACAAGCATCAACTAGAGATTATTTCTACGTATCCAAAGCCGAAGATCTAAAAGGTATACAAGATCCTCATGGTGTATTCGTAGGTAATTGGCGAGGTCGTCCTGATATACTAGAAATCGTGCTAGAGATAATGCTGAGATCAACCCATGCTAATGCTGCTCTAAGTAAGATATATGAAGATCTAAGAACAAATATATGATATTAGAACATAGCAAGGATCCCGTATCAGCCAAGTGGAATGGTACAGCATGGGACATAGGAGAAAGAATCAAGTATCGCTGGGTTGATAAAGATAGAACTGCTCGTAGCGAATGGTTCTATGATATAGATGAAGCATTAAACTGGATAAAAGAATATGATATATCGGTATCATCGCGGACTGACTAAATAATCGTTGGTCTTGATACCCTCATCTTTCCACAATCGCATGCCAACTAAACGAGTTAGAAAATATCCCACCAAGATATGCCCCACGTGTACTAAGCCATTTGCCAAGCAGGGAAAGTATTGCTGTCGTGCCTGTGGTAATGTGCGCCAGTTCACACCCACATATAAAGCCAAGATATCTCGTGGTGTGCGAAAAAAGATGACCGATGATCCTGAGTTTAAACAAGCAGCAGTTGCTCGTATTCTTCCTGATATCCCCATCCCGCCACAAGTAGAATCACCACTAGGTTTAGATCAGTTCTTGGCCGATGGCGACCTTTGGACCGAAGCGTAACTGCAAGAACTCACTCAAATATATTTGCCTTGTAACAGGAACATCAGTATAATAACCCATGAGAGGGTTGATTAAGTGATGTAGTCTTTGGTTTACGAAATGTATTCCCCTACGGATTTGAGGGTTATTCAAGAAATCCCTTTACTTTTACCCCATTCGCCTGTATAATTAACTCTGTTAATTAGAAAAGGATACGAAATGACTGAATTTGAAAAGAAGTGCTACGGTATGACTACTGATGCGATCCGTAAGGAATATATGGGGTCAATCACTGCAGAGCTGTCTGGCTTGGAAATGGTTGCTATGGGGGTGTTGTCTGATGCCCAGGAATTGATGTCATTTGGTAACGATCAAGCAACTGATCAGGCTCGCAAAAACATCAACATTGCTAAGTTCATCCTCTCTGAGATGATGGAACAACGCATGGCTACTGTATAAGGGGTCACTACTATGAAGGGTTCTATACGTGCTATCACTGGTCTTCTCATTACTCTTGGTGCTGCTGGCGGTCTGGATAATGCTAGCGATAATCAACTTCTCTTGGTCACATCCGTGGCTGTTCTTGGTTTGTTGCTTATGCTTAGTGGCGTATCTGCTATGAAAGGTCAACAGTAATGGCTAAGATCCGTGCTATTATTAATGGTGTTTCTTTCTATACCAACACCACTGCCATTAATAAGCAATCAGTAGGAGATAATTCCCTACAGAATGTGGCATTAAAATTTGCTCTAGATTGTATGGGCAAGAACTGCGGCATCGGTCGTGATGTGCATTTATACGACCATAAGATGACGAAGCATACGTTCCAGATTCAGCTGAGTGTGGTATAGGGGGTAGGGGTAAAATGAAATCTATATTGAGTTGGACGGGAGTCTCTCCCAGAGGACGCTATGTACGACCGACCGATTTTATCTCTCGCTACCCTACACACAACGATATTCACACGCAGAAAAAAAATTCCCGTGGAAAATTTTCTGTTAAAACCTTTGTAGAAAGAACTGTATTATGTCTGACATCGTTGAACTTAAATTTCGCTCTAATATAATTCCTGACTATTATGTGGATCCAGAGACTGGTGACATTTATAGTGGTAAACGACGCAATCTTTCTTATTATAAGAGATTATCGCCAACTGTTTGTAGTTCTACAGGATATATGAAGGTTACTATCACTTCTCCTGGTATTCCGCCATCCCAGCATTTACATCGTTTAGTTGCTGAGACTTTAGTTCCATTCCCTTGCCCAGAAGGTATAACTAAAGCAGATTGGAAAGCTACTCCAGAATCGGTTAAGAATCTTTTATGTTCTCAATTTCGAGTTAACCACATAGATCACGATAGAACTAACTATCATCCAAGTAATTTAGAGTGGGTTACAGCCAAAGGAAATACTGTGGCTTCTGTTACACATAGGATGAGTTTACAATGATTGCGTTATGGGTGATTCTTGGTCTATTTACGGTAGAACTTACCGTAGGGTTGATTATCACTCTTTGTCTTAGGAAATGGGGTGTATATGGCGGATGATCGGTTTTTCTATGGTTGTATATTAGCCATGATGTTGGTGTTCTTTGGACATCCCTTCATTGCTTTGTTTTTGTTTATATGGGTATGTGCATGAACGATCCAGTTAAAGGTTGTGATGTATATAAAAATATTGGATGTGCCCATGTTGATGGATTCCTTTGTGATTACCCAAACTGCTCTATATTGAAAGATTATAAAATGAACGAACGACTTGCTAAACTTACTGAACAATGCTATGAGTATAATGAAACAATGCAAAGCACTTGGTTTAATAAAACAAAGTTCGCCGAGTTAGTTGTACGAGAATGTGCTAAAGTATGTCGAGAACAAAGTAACGAGTATGCGTTAGAGTTTGATCGCGAGAACTGCGCCAGCGCAATCGAAGAATATTTTGGAGTTGAGTAATGGCTTCAGTTAAAGATTATTTTGAAAAGCGAGATGCGGATAAGCCAAAACCTAAATGGGTATATGGCGATCGAATATCTGGTAAGGTAGGCGGTATCCCAGTAGTAGGACAAGTAATTAGAGAGGATTATATTGAGACCGATCTAGTGTTGGTTCATCTTGACTTGCCTATTAATGTTGGTGGTGAACTGAAGAATATTGTCCACGTTCCCAGTAAAGGTATGAAGCGGAGGTATGATTATGATTGAGATTGGTTCTATTGTGCAGGTCGATCCCAGTAAGGAAGTATTTGGTGGATGTATGGTTGTAGTCACCGAAGTTAAGTCTTGGGGTATTCAGGGATATGTGCAGTCCGCAGGAGTTGAAGGACAACAGTATATTCGTTTGCCCTTTGAGGAAATTTATGTAACTGGCGGTAGAGCCGTATGGAGCGTAGCATGAATGGTCGTACTTGGTCTGATGTGATAGTAATCTTGCTAATGTTTGTGTTTTTGTTTATACATTTGAGGTATTGATATGAGTTATTATAGACCAGATAAATGGGTCATGGTTAAGATTGATGGTAATAATCTACCAACGATCTATAAAATTTTTGCCTGTTGGTATGGAGGATACGCAGGCTCGGATTCTTGGAAACTTAACAGTGGCGTAACCCAAGTAAGTAAAATAGAATCTGTATATTCGTTTGAAGGATCCTCTGGTTCATTATATCAATGCCATGAGGATACCTACGGAACGAATATGTATGGTGGTGGTGTTCTTGATGGTATGATTAAGAGGGCTGCAGATAATGGTATTACAATTGAAATTCTTGATGAAAAAACTAACTTTATGGAGTTGAACTATGAATAATATAACACTTGATTTTGAAACAGCAGATCGTATTACGCGATTGACACTAACCGAACAACGAGACTATCTTGCCAGTGAGTTAGATAAACTTTATGTAACTATGGACTCGGAGAATCCTTATTGGATGCACCCTGATGACATAGATATTAATCACCAGATGATTAAACGTATCAACTCTATTTTAGAATATTTTGGTGGAGAATTATATGGCGAACGTAAAGCAGGGGAACTTAAAACCAGCCCCTCAATGGTGGAAGCACTTAAAGGATTGGAAGCGTACTTTTTGGAAATCCGAAAGGAAAGCGCAGAACAAGAGGATTAAAGATGAGTTACAGTAGGTGGAGCAATGGTAATTGGTATGTCTTTTGGGATTCTGCATTGTCAGGAGAAACCAAAGAAGATCAGTACCTTGCTTGCTGGTATTCAATGGAAGATGCAGATCAGCAATCTTGGAAATATGAAAGAGTAAATGAACTCTTAAAGAAAGACTTTGATTATATTAATCACATGATTCGACTACGATATGATTGTTCTCAAGATGAAGCAGGTGAGTTGCAAGAATATATGCAGGAATGGCGCACAGATGTCAATCGTAAATTCGCTTGACTTTAATTAAGATCTAAGGTATAATAATGAGTGATGAAGAAGCGTTGAATCTGTATAACGAAATGCTAGAACATTTTGGTGAACTACCTAACTTTGAACATCATCCTCTTCAATTTGCAAACTGTGTAAGAATGTACAGATATTGGAAAGAACAAAATGAACGAACTCAACCTGAATAAACTTGTATTAGAAATAGATGATATCTTAAGTAAATTGATAGTGGAATATGAATTCGATCCACTACATCTATCATCTGTTATCCTTGCTCGCTTAGTAAGAATGAATCAAGATTTTGAGAGTCATGATGATTTTAATAAGATTATGAATGCTGCAATTTTGAAAAGACCCACTGATTCTGAAAGAACCCTACAATGAAAATCGCAATTTGCTCTGATGTCCATCTTGAATTTGGTCAACTTGAATTAGAAAATACACAGAATGCTGAAGTCCTTGTTTTATCTGGCGATATTTGTACTGCTGTTGATCTTCGTGTCACCGATAGTATTTTATCTTCTGCTAAAACTGATCGCTATCTTGATTTTTTTACTGCTTGCAGTAGGAACTTCCCTCATGTGGTTTATATTATGGGTAATCACGAGCATTACCATGGTGACTTTGCTACTTCTGCAGGCTATCTAAGAGATGCCATGAAACAGTGTGGTGATAATATTCACTTTCTCGACAAAGAAGTCTGGGAACATAATGACCACGTGTTTATTGGTGGCACTCTTTGGACTGATATGAATGGTGAAAATGAGATGACCATGAATCATGTTTCTCGTCGCATGAATGATTTTCAGATCTGTAAGAATAGTTTACGAGAAGTTAATTTCAGAACTCAGGAACCAACTCTTGACGAGAATGGTGATCACAAGAAAGATGCTGAAGGTAAGCCAATGTATCATGCAGTCTTTAAGACTCGTGAAGCATACTTATCTCCACAAGATGCAGTAGTTGATCATAAAGCCATGCTAAAGTTTATTGAAAATACATATAATGATATTCCTCCATGGAAGACTGTTGTTGTTTGTACTCATCATGCTCCAAGCAAAGGTTCTGAGCATCCTCGCTACAAACACGATCAACTGATGAATGGTGCGTATAATTCTCAGTTGGATAACTTTATCATGGATCGTCCAGGAATTAAACTCTGGACTCATGGTCATACTCATGAAGACTTTGATTATATGATTAAACAATGTCGTGTTGTTTGTAATCCTCGTGGTTACATTAACTATGAAGATCGTGCAGATCGTTTTGAATTAAAATATGTGGAGGTCTAATGAGAGATCGATATATACTAACTGTTGAGGAAGATCCAGAAACGGGAGATTTAGTTCTTCCGTTTACTGACGAAATCCTTGCTAAATGTGGTTGGCAAATTGGCGATACATTAACATGGACTGTAAAAACAAATGGTTCGATTATCATATCTAAAAAAGGAGATGAAGATGAAATACACTCTAATAGCTGAAGATGAGTTTGGTGGTTCAAAAACCACTCGTGAGTTTACTGCAGATTATTTACCAGATGTTTTATCTGAATTAGAATTGTTCTTAAAAGGAGCAGGTTTTGTATTTGATGGTAATTTGGATTTTGTTAATGACTTTGAAACTGAACCAGAATGGAATACTGACGAATGGGATACACCGCAGGATGACATTACTGAGCACTCAGACTTTTATTTCGACACGCAAAGGAACAAATAATGAGTATGTACTTAGACGTTAAAGTTTTTCAGAACGCATGCGACCAAAAAGCATCACCACAAAATGCTGCATTGTATAAATCTTTGATGGAAGAAGAATTCAAAGAGTTTATTGATGCTCATTGGGCTAAAGATGAAGTTGAAATGCTCGATGCTTGCATGGATTTGATCTGGGTAACACTTGGATTTTGTGCCATGAAGGGGTATGACGCTGATGGAGCATGGAATGAGGTGCTTAGATCGAATATGCGCAAACTTGACCCTAAAACTCAGAAAGCAATTCGTCGTGAAGATGGAAAAATCTTGAAACCAGAGGGTTGGACACCACCTGATTTGACTAAATTTGTATAAAAATCAAAAAACACTTGACTTTAATGTGAATTTGAGGTATAATTATACTATGATTACACTATACTTAGACATGGATGGCGTGCTTTGCAACTTTGACAAAGCATATCGAGCAATTGACCCTGAAAAAGTTGATCGAAAGAAGTTTCGTGACGCTGTTTTCATTCATAAAATCTTTGAAGACCTTGAATTCATGCCCGATGCGCAAGAATTGCTGAATTATGTCAGCACACTTGAAAATATCAACATTGAAATTCTTACCTCAATGGGTACTTATGATGAACGACAAGGTCATGAAGCAAAAATGCAAAAAATCTATTGGCTAAACAAGAACAACATCCCTTACAAACCAAATTTTGTGCGAGCCAAACAAGAAAAAGCCAATTTTGCTCATGATCGAGCAATTTTAGTTGATGATTCTATTGGTTGTATCACACCATTTGCTGCTAAAGATGGACATGCCATCCATCACAGTAAATCTTCTGATACAATTCAGCAAATTCATGGTGCGATTTGTGGTATTCGTGGATTATACGCATTAAAGGCAGATTATGCTTGATATTTTCGCACCAACTTTACAATGGATTAAAGATGACTGGAATTCAAATCGTTCTCGTTTCATTCTCGAGTTGCTTGCTTGGGCTATTAGCATTTTCTGCTCTCTTACGATGGCAGTCACAGTACCCAATCCTCCGTTACTTGCTCTTTATCCTGTCTGGATTACTGGTTGTGCAATCTATGCTTGGTGCGCTTATACTCGGAAATCTTTTGGGATGCTGGCTAACTATCTCTTGCTAACAACAATTGATATGGTTGGATTAATTAGGATGCTTACACAATGATTACATTATCTTGTAAACAAGTTTACTTACCAGTGCAAACCCATGCAGCGCAATCCATATCTTTTCCAAAACCACTGTCATATGATTTTAGAGTTGCTGAACATACGAACGCTGATGGCACTATTGCAAAAGTTGGATTACAAATACAAATTTGGGAGCATGATGAATTTGGTGTTGGTATTGTAAAACAATATTGGACAGATGTAGAACGAGTGAAGATTCCTTATGTGGCGACTGTGGTGTAAGGCACTAGGTGAAAAGCATGGTAAAACAAATAGTGAAGCAGATAAGATCGCTCTCATCCGAACAGGCATCGTTATATCTTATTTTATTACTAATTGTTTTATTATTGCTGGGGTTTTAAGGCACTGGTAAAGGAAAACATGTTAAAAGATTTAATTGTAGTTCCAAATTTTTTTGATAATCCAAAAGAAATTATTGAACTTGCAAAACAACAAAAATATTATACTTTAAATGAACACCCACAAGACAAAAATACTATTGTCAGATGGAATGGCTATCGAACAGAAAATTTAGAAGATATTATAGATGAAAAATATAATATTTTAATTAGAGAAACTATTACTAATAAAATCTTCAAAGAAGGTCTGCCAGATAAAACTGCTTCTTCTGTAAAATATTGGGGCAGTGAATTCTTCCATTTCTTTACAGAAGATTGCCCAGCAGATAATGTAAATGTGCATCAAGATTCTGGTTTATATGCAGGAGTAGTTTATTTAAACGATAAAGTGTTAGAAAATAAAAGTGAACATGGAACAATTATTTTTAATAAAGAAAAGGAAAGTTTCATAATGCCCTATGAGTATAACACTGCGATATTTTACAGATCTGATTTCTTCCATGCGCCATTAAATGGGTATGGGTCAACAGTAAATGATGCTAGGCTTTCTCTTTGTTTTTTTATTGAAAAACTTAAATACGATATACATAGAAATACATTATGAATATATTCTATCTTGACAATAACCCACGCACTTGTGCAGAAATGCACGTTGATAAACATTGCGTAAAGATGATCCTCGAATATGCACAATTACTTTCTACTGCTCATCGTGTTCTCGATGGTAATGTTGTTATTGGTTTATCTAATAGTGGACGCAAACAAACTAGATACATTCTTTCTGATTCCCGCGATAGCATTCTTTATACTGCTACTCATATCAATCACCCTTCAGCTATTTGGGCAAGACAGTCTGAACAAAATTATCGATGGTTGTTTACTTTATTTTGTGAACTGCTAGATGAATACACTCATCGTTATGGTAAATTGCATGCCTGCGAAAAATTGGTAACAACTCTTGGTCGTCCTCCAAAAAATATCGATATGGATAAACCATTTACTGAACCAACTCCTGCTATGCCAGATCATTATAAAGTAGCTGGTGACTCAATTAAATCATATCATAATTATTATCTTGGCGATAAAACAAGAATGTTCTTTTGGAAAAATCGCCAGCAGCCATCTTGGACTATACCTTAAATGCAGTATATTAATTTATTTCCAACACCCTTATATGTTGATGATCAGATAGAATTAGCCAAAGAGATTTTACCAGTCGCAGAAGATTATATAAACCTATACAGCGAAAAGTATCTTGGTCAAGAAAAATATAGTTCAACATACAATGTTAATTCTGCTAGTTTAAAACAACAGAACGATCCAAGACTAAGAAACCTCAATACTTACATTAGGACTGCTTCAAGAAAATATTTTGATGATAATTGTATAGATTCTACAGGTTGGAGTCTTAAACCATACTATTTGTTTAATAAAATAACATCTGGTGGTGCTCATCCAGTACATCCTCATCCTGGATGTGTATTATCTGGATGTTTTTATTTAAAAGTTCCAAAAGATACTACACCAATAATTTTTAATGATCCAAGAGATTACTGGAAATTTATTCAATATCCAATTAAATTTGGTGAAACCCGAGAAAAATATAACTTTCTTCCAGAGTATGTTATAAAACCACTGGAAGGAACATTTTTAATGTGGCCAAGTTGGTTAGAACACCAAGTTCCAACTAGTATTAGTGCGGAAGAAAGAATTTGTGTTGCGTTTAATCTTCAACCGAACTAAATAGATTCGTAAGGAGATATTATGCCAACCTATGTATTTCGTAATAAAGAGACTGGTGAACAGTTTGAAAAGATTTTGAAGATGTCAGAACTCGACTCATTCAGAGCCGAGAACCCCCAATTAGAAACAGTAATTCAAGCAGTGGCGTTTGGAGACCCCACTAAGTTGACATCAACACGTAAATTTGATTCAGGATTTAAGGAGGTATTACAAAAGATACATGAGCGTGCTCCAGGTAGCGAATTAAATAAAACAGCATCACAATTACAATAAGGAAGACTAATGGCTCGTACGTCCGCAGCAAAAAAAGTAATAGAAATTAATAATGAAGAACGTGAGTCAAAGCCAGTTGCTAATAATCAGTTAAAATTAAGATTAGATAATTTAAAAACTTTTCAACCACTAACTGATAATCAAAAATTATTTTATGATGCCTATAAACAGGGTGATTATTTTATAGCACTCCATGGTGTAGCAGGAACAGGTAAAACCTTTATTGCTTTATACAAAGCAATTGAAGAAGTGCTTGATAAATCAAATCCATTCAATAAAATTATTGTAGTTCGTTCTGCAGTACAATCTCGTGAAATTGGTCATCTTCCAGGAGATGTTGGTGAAAAGATGGATATCTATGAACAACCATATCGTCAGATCTGCCATCAGTTATTTGACCGTAAAGATGCGTGGGATCGCTTAGAAGAACAAGGATACGTAAGTTTTATTTCTACCTCATTTATCCGTGGTATGTCTTTTGACAATGCTATTATTATCGTAGATGAAATGCAGAATTTGACATATGAAGAGATTGACACAGTTATGACTCGTGTTGGTCATATGTCTAAAATTATTTGGTGTGGGGATTATCGACAGACCGACCTAAATAAAAGGAAGAACGATGTCACTGGTATCTTGAAGTTTTTTGATATTGCCCAACATATGAAGGCATTTACTCGTATTGAATTTACCGTAGACGATATTGTTCGCTCATCGTTGGTCAAAGATTATATCTTGGCTAAACTTAAATACGAAGATTACGAGGATAAACGCAAATGATTACAGGCGACCAATTTAAACATTTATTCCCACGTGCACAAGACCCAGATGGATGGGCTGACGCAATGAACGAAGTGTTTCCAACTTACGATATTAATACTCCACAGCGTGTAGCTGCATTCTTGGCTCAATGCGGTCATGAGTCTGGTGGCTGGACAGTTTTTGAAGAAAATCTAAATTATTCTGCTCAGGGTCTTAATGGTATTTTTAAAAAATACTTCCCTACTATTGAAGCAGCAACTCCATATGCACGTCATCCAGAAATGATTGCGAACAAGATCTATGCCAACCGCATGGGTAATGGTGGTCCAGAAACTGGTGATGGATATAAGTATCGTGGACGTGGTCCAATTCAATTGACTGGTAAAGCAAACTATACTGCTTTTGCTAAGGCAATGTTTGAGGACTGGGAAAACGTAGTAGAAAACCCTGACTGGGTTACATCAGATCGCGACTTTGCTTTAATGTCTGCTATCTGGTTTTGGAATTCACATAATCTAAACCATTATGCGGATATCGCTGACATCAAACAAATGACCAAAATCATCAATGGTGGTTACATTGGCCTTGATGATCGTATTAAACATTATAATGAATGTATTAGTTTACTTGCCTAATGAAAAATTTTATATATCATGATTTCCCAAAACTGGAACGTAAGACAAGTGCAGATGGTACAAGGGTATACGAAACACCTTCGGGTAGAGCCTATCCCTCCGTTACAACAGTTACAGGATTGCACTCAAAACAGAGCATCCTTGCATGGCGAAAAAGAGTCGGAGAAGAAGAAGCCAATCGAATCTCTGGAAGAGCCAGCGCCAGAGGCACTAGAATTCACACCCTCTGTGAATCTTATTTACGTGGAGAACCTACTAACCCAGATATATTTGATGCAGAGATGTTTGGGTCGATTACCGACTGGCTAGGTGATATAAATAATATTCATGCTCTAGAAGATCCTTTGTATTCTGATTTTCTACAAGTCGCTGGAACTGTTGATTGTATCGCTGATTTTCAGGGAAAACTTTCTGTAATAGACTTTAAGACTTCTAGCAAACCTAAAGATAGAGAAGATATACATAACTACTTTATGCAAACTGCAGCATATGCTGTAGCATTTGAGGAAAGAACAGGAATCCCAGTTGGGAGACTAGTAATTATTATGGCTGTAGATAACGATGATCCAAGGTTGTTTATTGAAAAGAGGGATAACTGGATCGGCGGATTTAGAAAGTTACGATTAGACTATAAAAACTTGAAAAATCTGTAATTTTAAATTACTAAATATAGAGTAAATTAACCCCTGAGGACTAAAACAAATGCAAGCTGCTCAATTCGTTGAACAACTAGAGTTTCAAAATGAAGCGTTATTTCGTGCTTCTGAACTCCAAGTAAAATCATACTTTGACTCTAAGCCATCTAAGGCTGAATTAATCGACCATTTTAAAGGTCGCATGGTTAATGAGCGTATGAATATGGTAGAGATCTCTGCCCAAATCGCTGCTGCCCCAGCTGATGCTGACACTAGCGAACTTAATCTTTTGGCTAAACAAGCCCAAGATGAAGCCAAACACTTCCGTATGGTTAAGAATGTTATTGAACACCTTTCTGGTGAGCCATGTGATGTTGGTGCTGCTGTTGAAGAACACGCTGATCAACTAAGCACTAAAGGTGCTGCTCTTATCAAGAAATATGGTGGAGACAAAAATCCAGTAATGTTAGCATTGTATCAGTTGGTTGCTGAAGGTCGTGCTGCTCGTAACTGGAAAATGATGTCAGAGTGTATCGATGATCAATTCATTGCTAGCACTTATGCTAAGATTGCTAAAGATGAAAAATTCCATGCTTCTATTGGTCGTCATCAATTAGTTAAACTTTGCGAAGATCCAGTTGCTCAACAACAAATCGTTGAAGTTGCCAATGCTATGCGTAAAGACTTGTTCCTAATCACTTGTGCTAAATCAGGTATGAATGCCGAAAGCAAAGCGATTATGGAAGATGCTTACGGTCCACTATAATCAAGGAACAATAATGAAAAACTCTGTAGAATTCGTTAAAGAATTACGCAATACTTTTGACACTCTATATACAGTAGCTGACAAAACTACTCGTCAGTACTTTGCAACTAAGCCAAGCAATGATGAGTTGCTAGGTTATTTCAAAATCCGTTTGTTCAATGAACGCTGGAACATGGTTGAATTGGCTCAAGCCGTTGCTAACCAACCAATCGATACTCCAATCGAAGAAACTCAATTGCTTGCTAAACAAGCATATGACGAAGCAAACCATTTCCGTATGGTTAAAGAAGTTATTGAGCACATCTCTGGTGTTGAAGCAAATCTAGCAGAAATTGGTGCTACTCATGGCAAGAAAATGCCAAGTCAAGGTGTTTTCATTCTTGACAAGTATAATGCTCAAGGTGATGAATTAGTATTGGCTCTTTATCAATATTTGGCTGAAGGACGTGCTTCTGTAGTTTGGCAAGCAATGGCTGAGTCTATCGAAGACGAATATGTTTCTTCACGTTATGCAAAGATTGCTCGTGATGAAAGATTCCATAGCGAAATCGGTCGTTTGAAATTAGAAAAACTTTGTACTACTCCAGAAGCCCAACAAAAGGCATTGGATATGGCTCAGAATTTCGTTTGGGATCTTTATGAAAATACTTGCTTGTCTATCGCTCAAGTTTCTGAAGAAGGGCAAGTTGCTATGAAACAAGCATATGGTCAACCTACTCGCGAGTTGTCTGTAGCAATCTAATCTTTACAATTCGTTATGAATATATTGATTTCACAGAGGGATGTTCGCATCCCTCCATCACATTTCACTTTCGATGCTTTAGAGCGTAGTTGGTATCAACTATTTAAAAAACATAATTTGATTCCAGTACCAAACTTAGGTATAATAGATGAATCAATTGAGTTTGATTATTTGGTGTTGACTGGTGGTCCAGATAGTATTGAACGCCATACTACTGAAGATTTATTGTTTTACCATGCATATAAATTGAATAAACCCATATTTGGTTTTTGTCATGGAGCATTTGCTGTAAATGATTTAACTGGTGGTACAAATGGCTATATAGAAGGTCATATTCAAGTTGATCATGAGATTATTATGGAAGGTAATATACATACCGTAAATAGTTATCATGGTCAGTCTATAGATAAACTTGGTCCAGAAATGGAAAAGGTTGCTATGGATCTAGATGGATATACAGAAGCATTTAAACATAAAACTCGAGAGATATATGGTATAGTCTGGCATCCCGAAAGGATGAAAAACCCAGTCTTACCAGCAAAGGTTTTCGAATTTTTGTTATAAATAAAACACACAGTATTGACGGACAATTAGTGCCAATATACTTTTTAATCACAAATTAAAAGGTAATTTAAAATGAAAAAAATCCTAGTAGCGATGCTACTCATCCCAGCCCTTGCGTTCGCATGGGAACCCACAAAACCTATTACTGCTATCGTTGGATATGGTGTAGGATCAGGAAACGAAATTTCATTCAGAGGTGTTGCAGCCGAGATTGAAAAGACTCACCCAAAAGTAAATTTCTTAATTAAAAATGTTCCTGGAGCAGATGGTGTTCTTGGCGCAAATGAATTGGTAAAATCTGTTCCTGATGGACATACAATTCATATTAGTGGCAACCTTAGCACATACGTAACTAATGAAGCGTTTGATACTCAAGCAATTCGTTACAAGTATGAAGATCTATATCCAATTCTGAGTATTGCTACATCTCCACAGGTTATTGTTGCTAGACCAAGTAGCAAAGTAAACACTGCCAAAGAATTTATTAAGTACATTCAGAAACCTGATCAACCAGTAAATATCGCTTATGGTAGTAATGTTCAGTTACTAATCTACAATCTTGTTATGAATAAAGCAGGTGGTGATAGAGATATGGTTAAGCAAATTGGATACAAAGGTCCAATGCAAGCGTTAATGGATGTTGTTGGTGGTCACACTGAATTTGGTATGATGCCACTCGCAGTTGCTGCACCGCAGATTAATGCAGGTAAGGTTAAACTTATTGCTGTTACTGGAGATAAACGACACCCAGCATATCCAAATGTTCCAAAGATCGCTGAATACATTCCAGGTGTTGAGGTTATGGCTATGTGGAATGTGACTGTTCCAAAGGACACACCGAAAGAAGTTGTTGATTGGTATGTTTCTATATTCTCCACTGCAATGAAAAGTGAAAATGTAAAGAAGTATTTTGCTGATAATTATATGACAGCAGCACCAGATTTAAATCCAGTAGATGCAAAGAAAGTTATTGACAATCTTAGAGAAAGATATCTCCCAACTGCATTAGTGGTTAAGAAACAATTAGACAAGTAAATTTGTCTTGTAAGAATAAATAATGTATAATAGTGATACGGTTGTATGAAGCAACTAGAAAAGTGTTCTGGACGGGAGTTCGATTCTCCCCACCTCCACCAAAAGCATAATCGATATGCCCATAGCATATAGAGACATAAGAAACGTGATTATGCTTTTGATGGGGGTGACTAGGTTTCGACAGGGCAACAAGTACAGAAGTGGACAACTCATCAGAGAAGATGTAAAAACTAAAACAACGTAAACGCAAACGACGCACAGTTCGCATTAGCAGCCTAAACACTGCTTAGGGTTTCGGTAGGTTTCCTCGTAACAGAATAACCTACCATTTAACTTAAAAGGGTATTATAAATGAAAATTAAAATTGTTCTTCTAGCAACTTTGCTTGCTTTCGCAGGTGTTGCTTCTGCTCAGTCTTCAGTAACGACAACTTGGGGTGTTCAACCTTTGGTTCCAAATACAGCACAAAATCATATCGTTAATTTTGCAGCAAAAACTGCTATCAATGATACATTCGCAGTAGACGCTGGTATTTATACCACAGTTGGTGATACAACAAATGCTGTTACAAATCGTTATGAAGCTGGTTTAACTGGCAAGTATGAATTAACTTCTGTTGTTGCTGCTGACCTACGTGTTGCTACTGGTATTAAACAAAAGTCTGGTGTAAATGATTTTACATACTATTCTTTGGAGCCAGGGGTTAATGCTAAGTTTGGTGATATTACTGCTCGTGTAGCATTGCGTTATCGTGATGCATACCAAGGTGATGCCAACGCTGACCAATCACGCACAATGCGTTATGCATTAGGTTACAATGTAACTGCAAAAGATAAAGTTACTGTTGGTTATGATCGCCTACGTGGTGATGGTGCTAATAATACTACTTACGTTGCTTACACTCGTTCGTTCTAATTATGGAAATTAAGCCACTGAGAAAAATGGTTTTGGTCGCTGAAAATGCAGTTGACCAAACCACTGAGTCTGGAATTATTTTAGAAGGAACTACTTCTAATCGCGATTCTAAAACAGGCACAGTATTAGCAATAGGTTCTGAAGTTACCGCAGTTAATGTTGGTGATAAAATTTATTTGGAATGGAATAAGGGTCAAGTCGTTAAGATTGGTGATGCTCAACGTGTGATGATCAAAGAAGAATTTATTGTTGCAGTGGTTGATTGATGAAGGCTGCAGTAGTTTGCAATGGTCCAAGTAGATTTGCTTTTAATGGAAATTTAAAGTATAATTATACTATTGGTTGTAATATACCTTGGACCAAAGTTGATTCTACAGTTATACTTGATGGTAATGTAATACATCGCTGGGCAGGAGATCCTAAACTGATTTCTTGTCCAGCCTTTTTTACAACTAGAGCATGGCGTACTACTGATGAGATTCGGTTTAGAAACTATATAATCGACAATAATCTTTTTATTGATTTGATGCCAGATTATCCTGAGTTTTATTCTGCTGGTCATGTTGCTGCATTAGTTATGTGCGAAAATGATTACACAGAACTTGATATATTTGGGGTTGACTCAATGTTCGAGGATACTGTTGAGAGTTTTACTAATACGTTGGTGTATGATTTTAATCCAGATTCTGAACAACAACGAATAGTAAATTGGAGGTTGAACTGGGATAAACTCCAAAATGATTATCCTGAAGTAACTTTTAATTTCATAAGGGACAAAAAATGAAAAAATTTTTAATTGCATTTAATATTTTAATTTGGTCAGTAGTTTGTTTTGAGACTGCTACATATGCAGCTGAACCAGCAAAAGATCAACCAAATTGTGTAACTAAGGATAAGAAAGGTAATTGCCCACCTGCTCCAAAGTCACCAAAGCCAACTCCAAAGAAAAAAGCTGAAGAGAAGAAATAATTCTTCCTAAATAATAGATACAGTGGGTTGTAGGTTCCCAATAAAACCTTCATTTTACACACAACACAGAAAGGGACATTTATGTCTAACATGACTCCGTTCGAGATTCGCCTTGAACTACTAAAAATGGCGAAAGACATGCTTAACGATGAATACTACGGTAAGCGTGAAGTAATTAGCAATAGTTGGCATGCAAAACTTGAAGTTGCTAAAATCAATGGTGGCGAGTTACCTGAACATCCAGGATTTCCAGCCTACCCATCCGAAACAGAAATAATTGCCAAGGCTCAAACCCTTAATGGTTTTGTTTCAAATGTTTCAAACATCCCACTAGATACAAAGACTACTAGCAAAAAGTCCACCTGATAGGGAATTGGGCAGGTGTTCGCGCACCTGCCTTCTTTTAAAGGAGAACATATGCGTACATATCGTATATACATACCAATATTATTGTTGTTATTCAGTATTATATTATTAACAAAGAATGCGTTTTCAGATTCCGTTCTACTCGATGTAAGTTACAATCAACTAACCAAAGAAACTCAAAAACAAATCGACTGCCTTGCTCAAAATATTTACCATGAGGCTGGTTATGAAGCCAGAGAAGGTAAAGAAGCAGTTGCTCTTGTTACAATCAATAGGACTCAGGATCCTAGATTCCCAAAAGATATATGCGGAGTTGTTAAACAAAAGACAACTTCAGTTTGTCAGTTTTCATGGTTCTGCCAAAATGTTTCTATAAAGAATAGAGATGTTTATGAAGATGCTAGGAATGTAGCAGTTTATGTTTATGCTAACTATGAAAATCTAAAAGACATAACAAAAGGTGCGTTATACTATCACGCAGATTATGTAAATCCAAGATGGAAACTCGAAAAGACTACTGTAATAGGTAGACATATTTTTTATAAAGAAAGTGGTAAATACTATGATGTCCAAAATGAACCTGCAATTGAAGGAAGAACAGTCAAAACATTCTTTTATGCTTCTGATGGAAGAGATAACTCTACCAAGCGTTAAGACTGCAGTTGAATGGATTTTTGAAGCAAACTTTTCTGAAGAACCACCTGAACTACTTAATCTAATTATTACAAGTCCAGGTGGTGATTTGAATGCAGCATTTTCATTAATAGATACAATGAAGGGATCTGCAATCCCAGTTAGAACTATTGGTCTTGGCCAAGTTGCTTCTGCTGGACTTATGATTTTTATTGCTGGCGCAAAAGGACATCGTCTTCTTACCCCAAACACTTCTATTCTGAGTCATCAATACTCATGGGGTGCGTTTGGTAAGGAGCATGAATTATTTGCTCAAGTTAAAGAATTTGATTTAACTACAAAAAAAATGATTGCTCACTATAAAAAGTGCACTGGCTTATCTGAAGCAAAGATTCGCGAAGTATTATTGCCACCCCAAGATATTTGGTTGAGTGCAACAGAAGCAAAAAAATTAGGATTATGCGATGACATTAAAGACCTTTCTTGATTATTGTAAGTATTCTGGTTTATGGATTACATTTGCAATTAATCCATATCACTGGACAATTAGTGGATCTTTTCAAACACCAACTGATATGGATCCAGCATATTATGGATTCTATTTTACTTTCGGACCAATCGCTGTCCGTGGAGTATTAGATGATGGTTCATGGTAAACTTTAAGGAGATTATATGACTACTGAAAAAACATTTATTATCGCAGTAACTATTGGTATTATTGCATTAATTGGTGCGATGTCCCATAACCAATATGCAGAGTTAAAATCTATGGAGCGTAATATTGAATCTGCAATTGTAAAGGGTATTGACCCTGTTGCGGTAAAATGTGCATATTCCCCTCAATCTACTATGTGTACCGTATACGCTGCAAAGGCGAAATAACCCTATAAAGTTGAGGGGATTACAAAATATCCCTTTACTTTTATTTTAAATTAGGGTATAATATATACTGTGTTAACTACTTTTGATGACTATATTATGCAAATGATTTTTACATCGCCAGGAAAATCAAAGAAACGTAAACCCAACGCAAAACAACGCGAGTTAGATGCAAGTTGGGAAGCGTTAAAAAAGAAGTATCCAGCAAAGACGATTGTTTCAAAACCACAATCACTCAGCGAGGTATACTCACTTGGGAAACCTGCTTGTCGTGAGACACCTAAGATTCCAAGTCTTCCATTCACTGGTGGACCTTGCGCCTTAAAACCAAATCCAGTTTATACAGGTGATAAGATCAAAGGTATTGGTACTATGCATAAGTCTAATGCAGTTCCAGTTTTTAGTGATGAACAAGCAATTGAAATTGCAACAATGCGTAGAAATTGATTTGACTTTTAACTTAAGATAAAGTATAATAATATTATGGATTACAAAACACGACGCCAAGAACTCTTAATTGAAAAAATGAAACTAGATAAATTCTTTACGATGTATCTAGATAAATTTGATAAGCAAATGGACCCCGAGAAACCAAACACTCCTATTTGGAAACTCTATAAACAAAAGTCAGGCGACTATAATAAATTGTGTCAAGAGATTCGCAATACTGAATATTGGATTAAAAAGAATGTTTAAATCTTCTAATGATTTTTCCATGCATATTGAGCAAATTGTTCGTGATAACAATATCTCTTATATGGATGCTGTTCTTCAGTATTGTAAAGAAAATTTTATTGAACCACAGGATATTGCTAAACTTGTAAATAAATCGCTCAAGGATAAACTTGAGGTAAATTTTCAAGATGAAAATTATCTGCCTAAAAGAGCAAAACTAGATGTCTAGAATTGTTTATTTGATACCACCAGTAGTATCAATTTTATTTCTTGTTGTAATAATTTCATTTGCTAGAATGGCAGATAAAAGAGAAGATAGGTATATTCGTTATGATTGTTCTATTGCTGAGATTTCACCAGACTTTCCTGTTGAAGTTAAAAACGCATGTAGGAAGAAATTAAGTGGACGGATTTAAAGCATATCGTTATTATCTCGCATTGAAGTTGCACTTTACCTCTGAAAAATTTAACGTCTTTGAAAACAGAGGAAATGTTAAAGGATCTCGTGAAGCATTTGAGGCAAGAAATGATAGATATATATTTGAGAAGTTGGCAAGAAAGATTGGTAACGATCGTGATATCATCCAGTTCTTTGTTGCAAATTTTGCTTATGGTAATGAGTCTGCAATTTATGCAGGACAAGAAGCCGATGATAATTTAGCAGAGTGGAATAGGCGTAAACAAAGTATCACTAAAATCTTTATTGATGATCTAGCGTCTTTATTGACTTATGTTGAGATAAATAAGTTACCAACTTCTAGTATCTTTGATTTTAATTTTAATGAATACCCAGCTGCATTAAAACTGTTTCTTGGTGGTAAAATTTCAATCGAAACTTTAGTAATTGTAAATGAACTTGATCATATCGTTGAACACTGGCTTGATAATCCAACTGTGCAACATATATGGAGTAATGAATTATTACGAATCAAGAAGTTGATTGGTTTCGTTAAATACGATAAAGAAAAACTACGTAAGATATTTACACATTTTGTTGAAGAGTTAGATTAAAATGGGTCGCACTTATTATAAATCATCAAAGAACTATGATGATTCTGATTTTGGTAATCGTTCAGGGAAACCTGCCAAACATTCTAGTGGTAAAAAAACTGGTGGAATGAGAACGATAAATAACTATGTTGAAGATGATTATGATTTGAATGACGAAGACTTTAATGATGAGGTTGAGTTAGATGATAATATTTCAATACAACATAATACTAATACAAAGTAATATTTTTAATACAAAGGAAACATACGATGGATATTCAAACACTCCGTAAAATGCGCAATCAAGACTTCAGCAAAATCGCTGGAGAATTTGATAAAATCTCTAACCCACAAAGTGGCGAAAAAAAGTCTTATGACGATAATCGCTTCTGGCGTCTAGAAGGCGATAAGGCTGGTAACGGAACAGCTACTCTACGATTTCTACCACGTGTCGAAGGCGATGAACTCCCATGGGTTCGTATCTTCAGCCATGGCTTCCAAGGTCCAACTGGAAAGTGGTATATCGAAAACTCCCTAACAACTCTTGGTGAAAATGATCCAGTCGGTGAATTGAACACTATGCTTTGGAACTCAGGTTCTGATGCTAATAAAGAGATCGCTCGTAAACAAAAGCGTAAGTTATCTTTCACTGCCAACGTACTCATTGTGTCTGATCCAAAGCACCCTGAGAATGAAGGTAAGGTATTCTTGTTTAAATTCGGCAAGAAAATCTTTGATAAGATTATGGATAAAGCACGTCCAACCTTCGAAGACGAAAAGCCAGTAAACGTGTTTGATTTGTGGGAAGGAGCCAACTTTAAATTGCGTATGCGCAAGAAAGATGGTTATGCTAACTACGATGAGTCCGTGTTTTCTGACCCATGTCCAGTTGCTGAAAGTGATGAAGAAATTGTTCGTATCGTTAATGCTCAACATAAGTTGTCTGAGTTTACCGATCGCAGCAACTTCAAATCTTATGACGAATTGAAGAAGAAACTTGATGCAGTTCTTTCTGGTGATACTTTTGCTGGTAAGTCTGCTGCTCAAATGACTGAAGAAGATCGTCCAGTTGCTGCCGCACCTACCTTTGCTTCTAAGCCAGCACCATCTTTAAAGTCTGTTGATAATGACGACGATGAAGATGTTATGTCTTACTTTAAGAAAATTGCTGCTGAAGAATAATTCAGTGGTTGTTAAAAAGGGCACTTCGGTGCCCTTTTTTTATGCGTATTTGCTTTGCATATACCTACTCTGAGATGACTCTTGGTTTCTAATTGGTGGACGAATTTCTACTTTAGTTGTATTATTATTCGTAGTAACAGGAGCATTGACCATATTAGTTTTATTACCACCTGCAGGTGTTATTGCTGCGCCAGCATTTTCAGCTGATTTTTGTTCAACTTGATTAGCAGTTGTAGGTGTAGCTGCTTCTGGTGCTGTTTTTGTTTTAGCATCAGACTTAAATGGGTAGAATGGACCGATTGAAACTTCTTTACCTACAATTGGAATCTTGAATTTAATCTCAGGTAAACCAATATTTTCAATTAGTGACATGAAAGAATCTTTCATACTTCCAATAAAATCTGTAAATGGTTTAATTAAATGATCACCAATCCATTTACTAAAGTCGCCGATAACTTCTTTAATTTTTTCTTTATCAAATAATCCGAATGTTAAGAAATCTATAATACCAGCAAGACCAGCGATAAGTGCTTTACCAATATCACCTGTTTTCATAAATTCATCAAAACCATCCATAACACCTTCAAACAAAGCACCAACAATCATACTAATAGCGAAAACTCTACCTAATGCTTTAAGAAGATTCTTTGGATTGAATAGTGCTTTAAATGCTTGCATTAAACCATCGCCTAAGAAACTCATAATAGTATCTAATAAACCACCACCTTCTTTTGCGCCTTCTGGTTTCTTTCCCTCATCTTTTTTCTTAGTGCCACCAGTATTATCAGCAATAATTTTTAGATATTTTAATTGATCGTCTTCTGTGCGCTTTCCTTCTTCTGCAACTTCAGCACCCTGTACTGCTTCAGCAGCAGTAGCTGTTGGTGTTTTACCAAGTTCAGGAACAGAAGGCATTGGAACCAGTCCAGCAAGTTTTGCATTCTTTCTATCTGGATCAAACTTTCTTGCGCCACGATCGAACTTACTTAATTGTTCAGTTTGTTTTTGACGTTCATCAAAGAGATGTGGGTGGTGAACCTTCAATGTTTCTTCATCAGCCCCAGTTAAATCTTTGAGAGCTTGTATTTTACTTTCATTCTTCTGGATAGCACCAGTGGCTTTTTGAGCACCAGCAAAATCAGCTTTTAGTTCCTTAACAGATGATTTGCTACCAAGTGCTTGTTGTTTCTTAACAAATTCATCTCTTGCTAATGTTTTATCAAAAATACCACCAACATTCATAGAACCAAGAACTGTTTTTTTCAAACCACCATTAGCAAAACCAAATTTTTCTTTAAATGCTTCTTTTCTATCTTGATTCTTTTCACCAAGAGTTTTGAATACTCGCATACCTTTGGCCATCTCAGCAATATTCTTTGCCTCAGCATCCCATTCTTTTTGGAAGTCTTCTTGAGTCTTTAAAGTTCTTCTGCTAATTTTTAAATGTTCTTTGGCAATCTCAAACATTTTCATTTGAATTCTGCCCTCATCAGGAGCAGCTGCGGCAGAAGTTTCAGTCTTTACTTGCTTAGACAGCTCTAGTAAAGTTCTGACAGAAGTAAGTTCACCAACAGCAGCAGCTTGTAGATCAAGTAGTTGTTTAAACTCAGATGATGAAATTCCCCCATTCACTTCTACTGTTGTAGAACTGGTTACATTAACTACTGGTGGACGTGATCTATTATTTCTTTTTGCCATTTGGTTATCTCTTGTTTGCTTCTATTCGTTGTTTTTCTTCTTCTAAATACTGAATTAACATAGCAACGTACACTTCTCGCTCAAACGGAATCATATCTTCAATCTCTGCCAGAGAGTATTTGTGGTACTGCATCAAAGCGAAATTCAACTTATAATAGTTCGCCAAGTTTTCATGACAGAGATTCATTAAAAAAAACTTTGCATTCCCTCCAAAACTTTCTTATGATGTAAACCACAGACTGGGCAGTTATATTCAACTTCCTTCTTAATCCTTGGTAACGTCGCAAAGAAATTTTGTACTTTAATAAACTGTTCAGAATTAAGGTTATATAAAAATTCTAACAATTCTTCTTTTTTTGTTTCCTTAGCATAATAAATCTTATCGCCTTCATAAATTAAATCAATGCAGCTGGCGACAATATCAAATATGTTATCTAAGTCGTCCTGATCAGTTTTCTCTAACTGAGTCATTAATTCAATAGTTGGATATTTCATCATAATACCAACTTCACCAAATAAATCAATCTTATTAGTATGATCCTCTGGAAACTCTACTTCAATTTTAGTAAGATCAATAGAGATCTTTACTTTTGCTTTCTCATTATCATCTCCATGATCAACATCACATGGAAAGAATAATTCGATAATCTCTCCGACAGATTTTGCTCGAATTTGAGTAAAAATATACTCAAGATCAAAAGTAGAAAGACTATCAGGATCTATGTTATCTAAGATACACGATTTGATAACATCTTTAAGTGTATCAACCATAACAACGATATCTTCACTCTGTTGCGCAATCAATATCGATTTTTCTTCTTTCACTAAAAATGGGCGATACTTAACACTCTTTTTAGTAGAAGGTATCACCAAGTTATAGGTTGGTGTACTCATCATTGGCAAAGCCATAATTTATTCTCCTTGCATTTTCTTAATCATTTTACTCAATTCAGCAGTGCTACCTACAAAGATAGCATTGTTGGTCACCTTATCAGCAGCACCTTTTTTCGGAGCGTCTAATTTTTGTTTCTGTTGATGTATATCCAATAGTTGTTGGTTTACATCAGCAAGTTGCTTCATAAGATTACCCACAACTTCAAAGGCACGTGGGTGTTCAGATTGTTTAGCAACTTCTAACGCATGATATAAAGCATTCTGCCCTGTTATTAATAGTTCACGCAGATTTGCTCTAGTTGTCTCATAGTCAGTTTCAATTTTACCATCAGTTGTTTTCACAACTTCACCAGTAGTATTGTCAATCACTTCAAGTTCTTTTTGTTGAGGTATTGTATTAAATACCTCAGATAATGTATCATCGATTTTCATATTTATCAGTCGTTACGAGTGTTCCTTGTTGGAGGATCGCCTGGGAATCCTGCACCGAAACCTGCTGGAGATGGGCTTCCAAAGCCACTTGTGCTAGCCATGGGTTGTGCTGCTGGCGTAGGTACGCTAGGTGCTGCTGGCATAGCAGGTGGGAAGGATGTTGCTGCTGGTGGGGTAGTAGCTGGTGCATTTGTTGCGCTCCCTGCGATTTTCTCTTGTGTACGACCAAAGGCAGCGATACCTAAAACAGCACCCATGGCAACGTGGAATAAACCAGCACCTTGAAGTGTTAAAGGATTCCACTGAACTAACTGTTGATGTTGGATTGTTTGTACGAGTGCCCACAGAATTGGAAATATAACCATATCAAAGAAACACACAACCATATACATCCACCCCATGGCTGGACGCCATTTCTTTTGCATCCAATCTTCATCTTTTTTTACCTCTGCCATATTGTTACCTCTTTAAAATTTGTGGGAGTTTAGAAACTACTTTGGAACCAATCGCACCAACTGCGAAATTCTTTAATCTGTTCACAAAACTATTTAATGGATCTCTGGCAGTTTGAACAGCTGGATATTCATAAACTGGAGCCACATCTGGTGGTTCTAAAACTTCTTTAGATCCAATATGATAATATTTGTAAGCAAAATTAACAGAAATTTTCATAACATCTTTACCTGCATAATCCAATTGAATTGCTCCCATACTTTTTGGATATGCTTCGAATAATTTTATTCCATAACGAGACTGATCCTTTAAATCTTGTACTTCAATGACAATATCTGTTTTGTAAGTATCATAGTAGTTAAAGTTTCTTGTCCAAGGATTTTGAATTTGATTAAACCAATAATCAAACATTAATTTATTTTTCATTTCTTTATCAACATAAAATGACATGTTGATATCTTCATATAGACGTTCATATGGTGCTTTTCTAGTTTCACCAAAAGTTCTCATATCAGAAGTGTTAAAATTTGTTCCAGGTATCTGTACTTGATCGCAAAATAACAGGGTATCTCTTAATGCAGAATCTGGTTCCCATGGTAAACTAAAATATACAACATATCTGTTGGTTCTCGCCATCCCATTATGTTTTACTTGCGATATAAAATCGTTTAATTTTGCCATTACGCTCTTCTTATAATTTTTCTGGATTCTGCCCAGACTTGTTGTTTAGATGCGCCAACGAATCTTTCAACAGGCAATAGCATAGCAGTTGCCCAATCCTCTGAGTAAATTTGTCTAAATTGGCTTCTTACATGGCCAGATAAATATTGTTTTACGCAAGGTCTAGCAGCCTTGTAGCGAGAAACGCCATCAATTAATGCCCAGCTGTATTTAAGTTTAGTAGTTTCGTCCATACGAGAATTATTCTTAAAAACTAATAACTGATCTAATAAATTGATTCGCAGATCATATGGCAGATAATGCATATTTAAACCAATAAAACCATCCTGTGTTTTCCTAAAAGGAAATACTAGTGGAAATCTATCATAATAAGGTAACTCATCTTTTAACTTTGGATCATACGCATACATATATAAATTTCCAGGCATAATTGCGGAACGCATATGACTTGGTTCACCCTTCAACACTTTATTTGGGGTGATGTTTTGCTGTGCCATAGCAGACACTTGTTTTTCAAACCAGCTTCTAGATCTCTTTACCGCAGTTAAAAGATCGTATTTATTCTGGTCGAAAACGTCTTGGATAGGTTTCTTGATTGCCATATTGTTTATTTAGGTCAAACCAATCCAAGTTCTTTCTCTGTTATGATTTTGAATTCCCAGCCACGATCTTTAGCATATTCAGTAGCTGCTTTCCATTTGGCTTGATTTTTAATATACGTCATAGATTCTGTAATATATTTCTTAGTTTGACGTCCAGGATACTCTGGCGGAACACATTGTTTAGATGGTTTTACCTCAACCAGATATCGTTTTAATGTACCATCTCTTTGTTGAACTTGAATCTGAAAATCAACAAAATAACGATGAATTTTATTATCAGTTGGGCAACGATATGGAACGATAGTTTCTTCTGATTGCCATTTTATAATACTAGGATTCTTATCACACCAAGAGGCAAACCTTGTCTCCCAACTAGAACGCATGATAATGTTGGTAGGATCCCCAGTGTATTTTTCTGGATACAAAGGTTTAAACAATCTTTTATGGAACATAAATAAGTAATTAGAATAGCGAATAACCCACTATTTAGAGAAAATAAATGGCAACCACACCAGCAACCCAAGCACCTCCTGCATCCCCAACACCGAAAGCAAACCTCTATACTCCTAGAGGTGCACCAAATACATTTGGTGGCGAAAAGAATGAAAAATATGATATTGCTCAATATGCATATCCAGAGGATCTATATTCCAATCGTGGAGAGTATGGTGGTAACTATGCTATCTTTTATATAAATGTATCATCAGAATCAAAATTAACTCCTCCTGGTGGGAGCGCAACAGTCAATGATATGACCCCAAGAGACAGGGGTGATATGGTAGCGATGGGTTTAACTGCTACTCAATTAGCAGCTGCAGGTGGTATCGTTGGAGCAGTAGAAGGTGGAATCGCTGGTGGTTTATTTACATCTAATGGTACTAAGTCTGGAACAAATGCTCAAGGCAAAAAAACTATGAGCCCAGCTGGTAAGGGTGCGCTTATTGGTGGTGGCGTTGGGGCAGCTGTTGGTGCATTAGTTGGATCGCAAGGATCTCGCGCACAGAAAAGATTAAAGACAGCAATTGCTTTACATATTCCAAACAATCTTTCAATTAACTATGGTGTTGTTTGGAATGAAGAAGATACTCAAAATTTAGCAATGGCTGCTTCAATTGTTAGTGGATGGGAAGTTTCTAAGGGAGTCGAAAGTAATAGCAAAAATAGTAACGTCGCTGGTGTTGCTGGAGATAAACTGTTAGGAATAGCGACAGGAAAGGCATTATCCTCTGGTCCAAATGCTGCAGGTAATTCTGTTGCTACTGGACTAGCAGCAAACCCAAAGAAAGAACAAGTATTCAAAGGTGTGAATTTTAGAACATTTAGTTTTGAATATAAATTTTTTCCAAGAAACTCTGATGAATCTAAAAATATTTTTAGAATTATTCAACAATTTAAATATCACATGCATCCAGAGTATAAAGATAATAACAACTTCGTTTATATCTATCCATCTGAGTTCGATATTTTCTACTATAACAATGGTCAAGAAAATATGAATTTGCATCGTCATACTTCTTGCGTTTTAACAGACTTGTCAGTTAATTATACTCCAAATGGTATGTTCAACACTTTTTCAGATGGCATGCCAACTCAAATTGATATTACATTAAGTTTCCGTGAATTGGCTCTATTGACCAAAGAAAAAATTAAGGATGGTCTATAATGTATTTTAAAAACTTCCCTAAATTTCTTTATGATTTTGATGTTACAAAAACTGTAGGAACTGGAACACAAGCAAAGGCGACTGCTTTTATTAGTGGTGGTGCAGTTACTGGTATTGAAATCACAGATCCAGGTTCTGGATATATTAGTGCTCAAGTAACTTTTTCTGCACCAGAAGAAGCCGATGTCGCTGCCCAAGCATTCGCTACAGTTCAAAATGGACAAATAACAGATATTACTATTACCCAAGGTGGATATGGTTATGCTACTACACCAACTATTACTATATCAACGCCATATACTTCATTAAATACTGAAACTAAAGCAGTTATCCTTACTGATATAACAAGAAATATTCGTTTCCGTAGGGATGTTCTTGCCAATATAACTGTTTACGATTACTATGATATTGTTGAGGGTGAAACTCCAGAGATTGTAGCTGAAAAAGTTTATGGTAATCCAATGTATCATTGGATTATTATGTTAGTAAATGAACGCTATGATTACCTCAGCGACTGGCCACTAACCCAAGCAAATCTAGATCAATATGTAATAGATAAGTATGGTGTTAATGCAACAGCAATTCATCACTATGAAAATGCTAATGGTATTACAGTTTCTTCTGACTATCCTTCTGCAGTTCCATTTACTAATGCAGATTATGAAGCAGAAGTCAATGAATCTAAGAGAAGAATTAAAATTATCTCTGCAGATTTAATATCAACAATTCTGAAAAACTATAAAGACGAAATCTAATGCAAGCAGCAGATAAAGAATTGCGATTTGCTGGTGATGTCAGTATTGAAAAATGTGACATATTTACTAGCGGAGGCTTAAGAAAAGATATTGCTGCTCAAGTTCTCGCAGTTACTCTTTATGAAGATATTTTTTCACCATTTATGACTGGTTCTTTAACATTAAGAGAATCATATGATTTAGTTAATTTGTTTCCATTCGTTGGTGAGGAAATGATTGAGATCGAGATTATAACACCAACCCTTGATGAAACTAAAAATATTAGAGGTGTTTTTTATATTTACAAAATGACCGATCGAGTGCTATTAGGTGATAGACAGGTTGGATATGTTTTACATTTTATATCAAATGAAGCTGTTATTGATTTAAATAAAAAGATCAGTAAAGTATATTCAGGGAAACCAGAAGACATTGTTAAGTCTTTAGTTACAGATAATTATAATGGTCTACAAAGCGCAAAGGATGTTTTTGTTGAGAAAACAAATAAAGACATAAAATTTATTTCAAATTTTTGGTCGCCTGTTAAATGCATTAATCATGCTACGAGTTATGCTGTTAATTCAAATGATGCTGCAAACTATGTATTCTTTGAAAATCGATATGGATTTTATTTCATATCATTAGATTCATTATATACAAATGGATTATATCAATCGTTTACTAAAGATGGATACATACGCGATTCTACCCCAAATGGAGGTGATGCTAAAAATCCAACTGAAGACTATAGAAGAATTGAAACTCTAGTTATACCTACTGGATTTGATTATATGGATAAAGTAAGAAGTGGATTGTATTCTTCTAAATTAGTTTCATATGATCTTAATAAGAAAAAATATAATGTTAAGAATTATAATATTAAAGAAAAATATGATAAATTGAATCATCTAAATCCAAATCCAGTATTAGGTAATAATGTAATTTTTAGATCAAATTCTTTACTACTAAATTATCCAAGAGATAATTCTAATTTTAGTGGCTATGGTGATGCTACTAATTTTAAGCATGTTCAAGAGAGAATCTCTTTAATGAAACTAGCAGAATCTAGTAAAATTGAAATTACAGTTGCAGGAAGAGCTGATTATACTGCTGGCCAGAAAGTAGCAGTAACATTGAACAAGATTGAACCTGTTAATGAAAATGATGATGACCAAGATTTAGTTGATAAAATGTTTTCAGGTTATTATATAATCTCAGCAATTAACCATTATGTTACAAGAGATCGCCATGAGTGTCATATGGAATTAATTAAAGATAGTTTACAAATGAAAATTGATAGGAATACTTAATGTTTTATACAGGCGTAGTTGAAAGTCGTTCAGACCCATTAGAACTTGGTCGTTGTCAGGTTCGTATTGTTGGTTTGCATACGCACGATAAAACACAACTTCCAACTCAGCAATTACCATGGGCAACCCCAGTTCAGCCAATAGGTTCAGCTGCGATGAATGGTATTGGTTATACTCCAGTTGGACCAGTTGAGGGTACTACTGTTATTATTATGTTTGCTGATGATGCTATGCAGCAACCAATTATGCTTGGTACTGTTGGTGGTATACCATCAGCTCCACAATCAGTTTTAGATGATGATAGTGCAAATCCAGTTCAATCTTATGTAATTAAGGATTTGATACTAAGAACTATTGATGGTCCAGTAACTGGTAAACAATTAACATTTATTGATAAAGAAACAGGTAGGACTAATCTTACTGCTGGTTTAACAGCAAATATGAAAGTTCTTGGCTTTGGTTTATCTAACGACTGCTATATTGTTTCAGTTGACTCACCAACACAAATAACAATCAGTGAACAGGTTACTGGTTATGGTGAGAATATTATTACATTTAAACCAGCCCCAACAAATTTAGATGCAGTAAATCAAAGTAAAGCATCTACAGTACTAACTACTTCTAGTGGTGCTCCAGTTACTGATGGTTCAGGAAACCCAGTTCAAGTTGGAACTCCAACACCATCCCCAACAACCCCTGCTACTCCTGTTTCTACTGCAACAAATACTTCTATACCAACTGTTCCGCCACCAAAATCTTCTTCTAATGCAGGTAAAGCGTCTGATGGTATTAAGGCACTTATTGCTGCTTGTGATAAAGTTGGTTTGACCACTAAAGAACAGAAATGTGCTTTACTTGGAATTGCTGGTGGTGAGTCTGGTTGGATACCTCAACTAGAAGGTTACAATTATAGTGCTTCTCGTTTAAAACAAATATACTCGTTTACAACTGAAGAAACCGCAGCCAAATTTTCTGATGCTTCTAAGAAAGGTGTTACCAGAGAAGAATTCTTTAGTTGGGTATATGGACCAAGTACTCGTGGTAAAAATTTCTTAGGCAATCAAACAGATGCTGATGGTGGCAAGTATTATGGTCGTGGATTTATTCAGCTGACTGGTAAGGGCAATTATGCTCGTTATCAGAAACTTGCTAACGCAGCTGGATTGAATATTGATATTGTTAATAATCCTGATTCTCTTGATGCTGATATTAATGTTTCTGCATTAGTTGCTGCATTGTATATTAAAGATAGAGTACCAGCTGGGGTTAAACCAAATGCACATCCTGATTACTTCTATGCTGCCAAGAAAGCAGTTGGTGTTAATTCTCCAGATATTGCAGCAAGAAAATTAAAATTTTATGAATATTTTTATGGAACAGATGCTGGTGGTGCAGTAGAGAAAGATGCCAATCCTGCAGCAGTTGAACCACCAAAAGATGGCGCAAGCCCAACACCTGGACCATCAGAAGCAGCAGTTGCTTCAGGAACAGATAATACTGGATTCAGAGATCCAAACAACAAATATCCATTGAAAGATTATATCGGTGAGCCAGATACAAATCGTTTGGCACGTGGTTTAGTTGAAGGAACTATTGTTCAGAAAAAAGATTCTTCTATTCGCAAAGGTGTTCCTAAAGCAAACGGACAGGGTAACTGGGATCAAAACCTACCTTCATATGGCGCACAATACCCATATAATAAGGTTTATGAATCAGAGGCTGGTCATATCCAAGAGTTTGATGATACTCCTGGATATGAGCGTATTCATACTTACCATAGAGCAGGAACATATCATGAAGTAGACCCAATGGGCACTCAAACGAATTATATTGTTGGCGATAACTTTATGATTACTGAACGTAATGGATTTATTTGGATTGGTGGTGAATATAATTTAACAGTTGATGGTAATGCTAATATATTTTGTCGCACTGATGCTAATATTGAAGTTGCCCAGAATGCTACTGTAAAGGTTGGTAACAATTTAGATATTGGTGTTGCAAATGATATTACGCTTGCTGTTGGTGGTAATATGCAATTAAAGGCTGTTGGTAAGTTAGATATTGCTGCAGATAATATAACAATGAAGTCTGCAAATAATATGTTTTTCCAGGCAGGACAAGGAACAAGTATTAAATCTAATGCTATTGAGATTGAATCTTCAGCTGATATGAATATCCTTGCTGGTGGAACATTACATGCTGATTATGCTCAAGGTCAATTTGGAAATGGTGCTTCTGGTGGCCAAGATGTTGCTGATTTTACTTTAACACCACCACCTGCAGGAGATCCATTAAATCCAACAGTACCTCAATTGATCCCACCTGATCGTAGAGTTTCTGAAGCAGCTACTGCTGAAACTCCTGAAGATTATACAACACCTGAGGGTAGAGCAGAATCAGGTAAACAATCAAGAGAAAGTGGTGTGGCAAATCCTCCAGCACCAGTAAATGCTGAAGAACCAGCAACAGCATCTGGTGGATCAAATACTGATATCCTAGTTGATTGTAAAGTTATTTACAATACTAATAATTTTACTGATGATTATCGTATGTCCAAAAACTTTACACTAGGTATGTTAATGGATGGTGGTTTAAATGGTAAACATAAACTAGTAGATCAACAGTTACAGGGCGCAGATGGTCAACTAAGAATATTCACTGTCCAAGAAATTGTTTGTAACCTTGCGCAAACTTGTCAAAATTTATTGGAACCTGCTCTGGATATTCTTCCAGGTGGTATTGGTGGAAGAAATAAACTTTGGAAAATAAGTTCAGGGTATCGTTTAAAAGGTGTTGTTAAAACTGAATCACCAAACTCTGGTCATTGTAAAGGATTATGTTTGGATATTGCATTAATGGTTCCAGATAGAATGCGTAAAACTTACGAACTTGCTGTGGCTCTTGAAAAAATTCTACCATATGATCAATTAATTCTTGAATATCGTTATCAGGATCAGGTTTGGGTTCATATGGCTTATGGTGGTGTTGGAGCAAGAAGAAAAATGGCATTTACTATGGTTAATGATAAAACATATACACGTGGTAGTTTTACTTTACTTGACTCTATACCACCTCCTGGAGCAGTTGTTAAATGAGTGGATTTGCAAAAGAAGGAGATTTATCTCAAGGTATTGATGGACCAGCAACCCCACTAACCTATAAAAATCAAGCAGTAAAGACTTTTGTACAAGGAAAGAAAATAGCATTGGTCGGCGATCAATACCAACCCCATCAAGTCGGTTTAGCGACACATACTGGAACACAACGGGAAATTATAGGTGGTTCTTCTAAAACTTTCTTTGAGGGTAAAAAGGTAGCAAGATATGGAGATCTAATCGCCGATGGGGACAAAGTTGGTGGAACTGGTTTCAACACATTCATAGAATAACCTAAATAAGTATATGGCAAATAATACAAGAACATTCTCCGATTTAGACTTCAATTTCACGAAAAATCCTGTGACAATGGATGTTACTCGTCGTTATGATGAGGATGCTGTAAAGAATGCTTTAAAGAATTTAATTTTAACTGGGAATTATGAGCGTCCATTTCATAGCGAAATCGGCAGCCCAATTAGAAAACTTCTATTTGAACCAGCAACCCCAATGCTTGGTGCTATGTTAAAACGAACTATCCAAGATGTTATCAACACATTTGAACCAAGAGTCAATATTGTTGATATTATTTGCGTCGTAAATCCAGATGAAGAATCTATTGATGTATCTATTGAATTTACAATATTAAATACGACTGCCCCAATAACACTAGATTTAACGCTACAGAGAACACGATAAATGGCAACCTCAAATAAAAAGATTAATGTCACAACATTAGATTTTGATGACATTAAAACAAACTTAAAAACATTCTTAAGTGGACAGACGGAATTTCAAGATTATGATTTTGAAGGTTCTGCTATGTCAGTTCTATTAGATGTTTTGGCTTATAATACTCACTACAATGCTCTTTATAATAACCTTGCTATCAATGAGATGTTCCTTGATTCTGCAAGAAAACGTAATAGTGTAGTTTCTCTTTCAAAGATGCTTGGATATTCACCAAGATCTGCTACTTGTGCTCAAGCTACTATAACTTTGACAGTTTCTGCGCCATCTTCTGGCGCAACAATTTTAACATTACCAGCATATACTCCATTCAATACTACTATCGATGGGGCAAATTATACCTTCTATACTACTGGTTCGGTTACTGTTACAAGCACTACTGGTGTTTTTGTGTTTCAAAATCTAGTTATTACTGAAGGAACACCATTAACATTTAACACTACTGTTGGAACTAATACACGTTATATTATTCCAAATTCAGATATTGATTTAAATACATTAACAATTCGTGTACAAGACTCTGCGACTTCTTCTGTGTATACTACTTTTGCAAAAGCAGATAGTCTAGTCAATGTTAATTCAACTAGCAAGTCTTATTGGGTAAAAGAAATAGATGATGCATTATATGAAATAACATTTGGTGATGGTAATCTTGGTATGCAGTTAGATGTTGGTAATATAGTTCACATGAATTATTTTGTTTCTAGTTTAGACGCACCAAATAAAGCAAGACAGTTTACTTATGGTGGTCCAACTTTAATTCCAAGCGCACAGATTAGTATTACTACAATTGGTGCCGCAGCAAATGGCGCATCTTCTGAAGACATTGATAGCATTCGTTTTAATGCACCAAGAATGTACGCTTCTCAAAATCGTTGCGTAACCCCAGACGATTATAAATCAATTGTGTATTCTTTGTTTTCCGATGCTGCTTCTGTTACTTGTTGGGGTGGTGAGGATAATAATCCTCCTGTGTATGGTAAAGTTTATATTTGTATTAAACCAAAGGATGCAGACAAACTAACAACAACGCAGAAATCTGGATTAATATCATCTATTCTTCAATCAAGAAATGTAGTTTCTGTTGTTCCAGTTATTGTTGATCCAGAATATATTAATATTGCTGTGACAACTACAGTATACTATAATGAACAAGCAACTGCTAAAACTGCTTCTGAGATTGCTGGTATTGTAACAAATACTATTAATGCATATAATGTTAACGAGTTAGATAGATTTGATGGAGTATTTAGATTCTCTAAACTTAGTAAGTTAATTGATAACTCTGATACATCAATTACAAATAATATTACTACTATTTTATTACGTAGAGCATTGGCTGTTAGATATAATACTTCTGCACAATATTTACTCAACTTAATTAACCCTATTTGGAGTGCTGGACAACCAGAAGAATCATTCAAGAGCACTGGCTTCTATATTGCAGGAAGTGATGAGATTCATTACCTTGATGATGATGGTGTTCAGTATGTTCGTTTATTTCGCTATGGAACTAATGGTATTAAAATTATTGTAAACCCAACAATTGGTAATATTGATTATACAAATGGTGTTGTTGATATTAAAAATTTAAATATTACTGCTTTGGCTAATTTGGATTTAGAACTTTCAATTCGCCCACTATCAAACGACGTAGTTTCAGCACTTACTCAAATTGCACATATTCCTCCAGAACACTTAAAAGTAACAGCAATTCCTGACCCAACTGCTTCTGGCGACCTTCGTGGCGGATATAACTATACATTTACTTCTAGTCGCTCATAATGATTACAAGACCTAAAGTTTCATCGATAGTAGCATCGCAGCTACCTGAATTTGTCAGGGACGAATATCAAACATTCGTTGATTTTTTAAAAGCGTATTATGAATTTTTAGAAACCACGCAAAAAGATCCAATAACACTACGCGATATTGACACAACCCTAGATGCGTTTATTACTTACTTTAAGTCTGAACTCGCTCAGAAATTGCCGTATTCAACTGTTGATGAAAGATTTTTAATCACGAGAATTAAAGATCTTTATCTTGCAAAAGGTAGTGAATCAAGTTTTAGACTTCTATTTAGAATTTTATTCAATAAAGATATTACACTCCAATATCCATCAACTCAAATGCTACGTGCATCTGATGGTAAATGGAATCAAGACGTTTCAGTTTTTGTAAAAATATTAATTGGTAGCCCACAAACTATTGTTGGGAAAATGGTTGATGTTGTTACGCAAACTAAGATCGTTAGAGTTCTTGTTGATCGTCGTCAATATGTTGAAGTTGAAGTTGACAGAGCAATTCGTATTTCTGATGATGTATATGAATTTATTTTAGATCGTCGTTTCTTTGGTACAATCTCAGTTGGCGATACTTTAAGATATCTTGATAGCAATAATAATATACTGTTTAATGGATTAATTTTACCAACCACGTCAACCTTAACAGTTGAACAGGCAGGTACTGGTTTCAAAGTTGGTGATCTCTACAATATTAATAACTTCCAAGGATATGGAAGTATTATGAAAGTTTCTGCTGTTGATTCTGCTGGTGGTATTTCTCAGGCGCAGTTTATTAAATTTGGTACTGGTTATACTACTGACTTTACTTCCTCAATAACTTCTCAAAAGGGGCAAGATACAGCCTCAACTGAAGGTGTTATTATTTCTCGTGTTGATAGTTTTCTAGCACCAGCAAATAAATCAGTAGCGTTGGGTATTACTGAGAAGACTTCTGGGTTTGCAGAGACTGGTTCCATTAATACTGCAGACTATAACTTAGCATTAAACTTTACTGTAACAGGAACCCTTACTGCCACTAATGGTAGTACAACTGTTACAGGTTCTGGATCATCATTTGCATCTCAATTAACATTTGGTGATTATATAACGCTAAGTGGTATTTCATATCAAGTTCAATCTGTAGAGTCAAATACAAGTTTAACTTTATCGTCAAATTATACAGGAACTACATCAAGTTCGTTGACTTCTATTGCTGGGTATAGACCAGCTGCTATGGATGGAACTTATGCTGGTTTAACTATTCGTGAATTTGGTATTAGTTCTGCAAACTCTGTAACTACAACAACTACACCTGCTATTATTAAAGTATCTCTTGGACCGCTTGCTAAATATCCAGGATACTATGTTAATAATGATGGATTCTTGGATGATGCTATTTACATCCAAGATAGTAAATTTTACCAATCACATTCTTACGTAATTAAAATTGATCAATCTTTAAATACGTATAAAACCATTGTTAAGAATCTGATTCACCCTGCTGGTATGGCAATCTTTGGTGAATATGACCTCCGTAATGAATTTACAATTAGTACTGCAATTGAATCGTTGATTAAGATTCTTTCAATTACAGTTGCAGATTCAGCAGTTTCAGGAACTAATACAGAGATCAAAGATATCTCTAAAATTATTAATTCCATTGCGTACGATCATACTTTAAATGATGGGTATACTTTAGATGATGATACAGTAGGTACAGTTGACTATACTGGAACATTACTAAATAGAACATTACCGTATTTTAATATAACAAAACCTCTTGGAACACATGCTACTTTAGCTGGTCCAACTGAAAATTCTACAGTTTCATCAACAGACTCTGGTGGATTAATATTAATTAATCCATATGTTGAAGCTGGATATTTTTTAAATGATGGCGGATCCTATGTTGGAACCCCAACAACTTTCTAATTAAGGAGATATAATGATAAACCTAAACGATACATTTACCCCTACTGGCGAACTTGAAATTGTTCTCCGTGATATTCAAGGCAATATTAAAGAAATCCGCAAAGCAAAAAATTTAGTAGTTTCTGCTGGTAAAACTTACTTGGCATCCCGTGCTGTTGGTACTTCTTCTTCGATTATGTCGCACATGGCTATTGGAACTGCAACATCAACTCCACAAGCAGCTGATACTCAATTAGGTACTGAAGCAGGTCGTGTTACTTTGGCATCTTCTTCTAATAGCGCAAATGCAATTACTTATACTGCAACTTTTCCAGCTGGTACTGGTACTGGTGCCATCACTGAGGCAGCTGTTCTAAATGCTTCTTCAGCTGGAACTATGCTTTGTCGCACAACATTCCCAGTAGTTAATAAAGCAGCTGGTGATTCCATCGCTGTTACATGGGTTGTTACAATCAGTTAATTGGAAATTTAAATGTCATCATTACTAAAATCTCCGTTAGACAATTCTATTGCTGACGCAGTATATAATGAAATCCAAAATCGTAGCGCAAGGTATTACTACTTTTTAGGTAAAACTATTCGTTGGACGGATGAAACAAATCCACCATATCCAATTGATAGTTTTGATTATGAACTCAAAACAAGAGATGAAATCATAACCTTAAAAGAAGTTAACTCTACAGATGTGGCTTTCGTTATTCCAAGAAAAGACTGGGTCACTGGTCAGGTTTGGGATATGTATGATGATCAATATTCTACTGAAGTTCAGGGTATTAATTTAATTGCTGGTGGTTATGGATTTTCTGGAACTCCAACAGTATCAATAACAGGTGGTGGTGGTTCTGGTGCTGCTGCAGTAGCAGTTGTTAATAATGGTGTTATTACTAATATAAATTTAACATCTCGTGGTTATGGATATACTTCTATTCCTACTGTTACTATTTCTGGTGGTGGTGGAACTGCTGCAACCGCAACTGCAGTTGTAAGTATTGCCCCATCAGGTGCCCAACGTCTAGAAGATACTAATTGTTATGCGCTTACTGATGATTATAATGTATATAAAGTTTTAGATAACAATAACAATGCAATTTCTACGTATAAACCAGTTGGTACTGTTGTAGATCCCGTCATTATGCCAGACGGATATATGTGGAAATACTTGTACAGTATTCCAATTGCTCTGCGTAATAAGTTCTTAACTGATGTTTATATGCCAGTTGTTAACTCAATTCGTTCACAGTTTTATTCTGGTGGTGAATTATTAAATGTTAAAATTGATAATGCAGGTCAGAATTATACTTTTGCAAATATTACTGTTGCAGGTGATGGTTATCGTTCATCAGATCCATTATTATTAAAATCATTAACACTATCTTCTGGTGGTTCAGGTTATACTTCTGGAGCAACATTAAGTATTGCTCCTCCATTTAATGGAGCAAATACTTGGACTGCTGGTGTTGGTATTCTTCTTGGACAAAAAGTAGAATACAATAATAATTTATATGAATGCACAGTATCAGGGACTACTGCTAGTCCTGGACCAAATCATAAAACTGGTGTAGTTGCTAATGGTACTGCAGCACTTAAATATATTGGAACTCGAGCGACTGGAACATTAACTATTACTAGTGGTGTTGTTACTGGTTATACTTTAAATGGACAAGTGTATGAAATTAATATGACCAGTGGTGGTCTTGGATATACTTCTGCTCCATCTTTAACACTTTCTGGTAGTGGTGGTTTTGTTGGTCAGGCAGTTATGAATGGCACTTCAGTATCAAGAGTTTATATTTCTAACTCTGGTGATGGATACACTTCAGTTCCAACATTACAGTTTGGAACTCAATGGACTTCTTCTACTGCTGTTACTGTTGGCCAACAAATTTATTATTCAAACAGACTTTACACGGTAACTGTTGCAGGAACCACTTCTACAACTGCCCCAACAATTAATGGATCTATTGCAACTGTACCAGTTACCAATGGTGGATCAGGGTATACAAGTTCACCAACCTTCACTGTAAGTGCGCCCGATGTTCCAGGTGGCAGTACTGCTGTTGTAACTGCTGTTGTTTCTGCAGGTGTTATTACTTCAATTACAATTTCAGGTGCTGGTACTGGTTATATCAATCCTCCATTAATTACTTTTACAGGTGGTGGTGGAACTGGTTTACTTCTCGGCACTGCAACAATGCAGACTGCTGCTAATGGTACTGCAACTATTAAATATGCTGGTGTTACTGCAACAGGAACTGTTGTCTTAAAATATGGTTCTGGATATTCTTCTTTACCAACAGCAACAATTACTCCAGTTTCTGCAGGTAGTGGTGCTGCTGGTTATTTTGTTGGTGTTCAATCATCAGCTAAATTAATTCCTTTGATTACTAACGGACAGATAAAATCAGTTCAGATTGATGATGGTGGTATTGGTTACACTTATGCT